GTCTTTCAGCGTCACGCGGAACTTGAAAAGGATTAGAACTACCACCTTCACGACTTAAAATCATTCTTTGCGTTTTAGGAGTAAAGATATCCATGGTTATTGGTAGTTTTTCTAAACGCCATTGCACTTTACCAAAATCATTTCTGTTTCTTTTTAGAAAATCATCTAACTCGGCTTGATTACGAATGCCCTTTGCTTGTTGATATAAAAAATCTCGTTGCACATATTCAGGCCATTGTGTTCTTGGAAATTTAGACTGAATCCAGGTCCAAAGTTGGTCACGGATCTCATTTAATTTGCCTTCCGCCACACCTTCAACAATAAACTCTTGGGCTCTCATTTAACCTTGTACCCAAGTTAGTGGTTGACTATAATCTACATAGCGTTTTAGTTCATCATACAGTTGTTCCATTGCGGCTTTGCCTTCAGCTTTCATAGCTGTGCCGTTTAATGTTGTGCCACCACCTGGGCCTGCGATAGTACCAAACTTCTCACGTGCTTCACCGATGATTAGTTTAAGATTAGCTAATATAAAATCACCAATCCATACACCTGCACCTGGGTCTTGTAGTAACACTTCTTCTGGTCTTTGAACGTCAGCCCAAATAAGAACACGTTCACCACTACCTTTTGGATCACGAACAATACGTATTACTTTTGTAACTGGATCAAATGTATAGATTACATAACCACCAAACATACGTGCGGCTAGTTCAACATAACCAGCATAGAAGTCGTATGTTGCCATACCACCAGCATAGTTATAGTTTAATAGATAAGTGTTTAATATAGCAGAACTGAACGGATCGAAACTGCTTGATCCTGGACCAGTCTCTAATCCAACTGTTCTACGATAGATACAACGAACATTTATAAACTCTTGCGGTAGTGTATAAGTGTCTACATTTTTTACAACTGTCATTAGTGTATATGATTCTGCCGTAGCATTCTGCGCTCTTTGACGATATACTTTAATGGCGTAGTTATATGCCGCTTCGTAGTGTTGAGGATCTAACTCAAGGTCAATGATTCCATCACCTAAACGATAACGAAGGTTTTGAAATAATGCTTGTTTCAACTCATCTAGTGTTAGTCCAGATGGAGTAGAAAGAATGTTTGCTGTTGCAGATATAGTCATATTAGTTTCCTGATGTTGTATTTATCAGGAAACTATTGGTCTTTAGATATCGCCTTCTTTGCGGTTTTCACTATAATGTGCGTCAAAAGTGCCACCGGGATAGCGACTTTCCAACTTGCGAACGTTCTCATCAATCACATCATTTGGGTCAAGGTTCAATGCTCTACAAGCATTAATCCAATACCACATAACATCACCGAGTTCTCGCTTCAAGTGAAACACTTCTGCTTCCGTCAGAGGTTTACCCTGAAAAAACATCTTCTTGGGCACTTCAATAAACTCACCACCTTCAGCCGCTAATCCTAGACAAGCGGTTAGTAATAGTGGAACATTGATATCCGGTCCTCCATCGTTACCGTCAAGTTCATCACATCGGTTCATAAATGTAGTCAAGTCATTACTTGCACTACTAGTAACGGCTTCTACAAAATCTTTGTATTTGTTTAAATCAATATTACTCATTAAAATGCTTTCAGTATAATCATATTCTCATTAAAGCGGCCATTAGATGCAGTAGCTACTGCTTTAATGTCGTTAAAGTATTTACGAGCAGCCGGTTTACTTCCCATTATTTCTTTTAACTGTTCAGCAGGTTTACGTAGTGTTTTAACCTCGCTTTTTGCAGTATCAAATCCTAGCAATGTATTACCTTTAACAGTAAATGCTTTGCTATAATCATCTGCAATATAGTGATGTAACTTACGTTTTGCACTATCATAGATCCAAGCTTCACTTGCACCGTGAAGTTTGATAGGACTGATACTAACTAAATCAAGTTTGCTTGCAGTATCTTTAAATGTCTTTTGATACTTCAGTTTAGCTACAATCTTCTCAACAGGTACTGCCTTACGTGCCCTAGGAGCTTTTGCGGCTTTCTTAACACTAATGTAACTGTTCAAGTCATTGATAACTAACTCAATAAACTTAACAATGTTCTTAACCTGTGTTTTAGTCAAATGATTGTAACCTTGAACCAGTTGTACATCGGTACCTTTGAGTACCTCTTCAAACTCATTCAGTTTCTTTTTCCATACTTCAGTTAAAATACTGATATGTTGCGGCATCACATTCTTTTTAGCGACTTCATCCATTGGACGTAGTGTGTGCTTTGTAGGTGCACCGGACGTAATGAACTCATCAAACAATCCCTCAAGCTCACCTGCGGCTTCACGTGCTTTATCTTTTAGTATTTCCTGAATGTTGGGTCGTGCTGGTGCTTCAACTACGGCTTTTTCTTCTTCGGGTTTGTGTACTAACTTTAACAAACGATTGATTTCGTTTTCGAGGGTTAATTCCTCATGTTCAGTCAATGATAGGCCCCGTAACTGCATACGTGCCAACCAGCACAATGTCATTAAGAATTCATTTTCGTGAACCCTACGCATAATCTTAGAATCGTTAGTACGTTTATTATATTCTAAATATTGACTCAACAATTCCTTAGCATCTTTTTTGCCATAAAAACGATTGTACCAAGTAAAACTACGCATTAGAGCCACCCTGCGTTTATCCTCATCCGGTTGTAGAACAAACAATGGTTCATCCCCATAATGTTGTACATCCACATCTCGTGGATTTAATGCTTTAACTAGACTGTGGTCCTCTGTATTACGCTTACGTGTTGCCATTAGGCACTCCTTTGTATTGATTTGATTATTATAACACAACCCATATTTATTGTCAACCTTAGGATTCAAGCGTAGGACATTGCGATAAATACTATTATGCCAAAGTTATCCTTATACCGCCCAAATAAACAGAATGATTATCGTTTCTTTGATAGAACAATATCGGAAGAATTGCGTGTTGGCGGCACGGATTTATACATTCACAAGTATCTAGGTCCTACTAATCAAGGACCTAGTATTGATTATACTCAACCAGAATATGATAGTTTAAATCCACTAAATATTCAGGATCTATTATTCCTAGAGAATAGAGATAGAACATATGACCCGAACATTTATCGTTTGCGTGGTCACTATAATGTACAGAATTTAGACTTTGATTTAAGTCAGTTTGGTTTATTTTTAAATAACGATATTATCTTTATCAATGTTCATTATAATGATATGATTGATATTGTTGGACGGAAACTAATGGTAGGTGATGTGTTAGAGTTACCTCACTTACTAGATTATAATCCATTACAAGAAACTATTCCAGTAGCATTAAAACGTTTTTATAGTATCACTGATGCTAACTTTTCTAGTGAAGGATTTAGTCAAACTTGGTATCCACATATGTGGCGTATTAAATGTGAACCATTAGTTGATAGTGAAGAATTTAGTCAGATATTAGCTGAACCAATTAACCAAGATAACTATCTAGGATTATGGGATAAAGATAAAACATATCCACCGGGGTATGTTATTACATTTGGTGATAAGAATTATATCAGTAAAATAGAAGTACCACCTGGAATATATCCTCCAGATCCAACATATTGGGAGTTAGATACGGCATCAAATCTTAAAGACATTCTTGCTACATACAATAAGAATATTGCAATCAACAATGCGGCATTACAAGAAGCTGAACGTCTTGTACCTAAATCAGGATACGATAGAAATAACTTATATATTGTACCTACATACGGGACATTTGAAACTAACACGGAGTTATCTGGTAAATACAATCAACCGGCACCACCTATTGATGGTGTAGTTCCAAATACAGTACCCCCTACTGCTACAGTTACAATAGTTCAATCTGCATCGTACACAAACCCTAGTCCTGTATTAAGAATTTCTGCCGCATCAGCACAATCTATTTGGGACATGACAGTTGATGCAGGAGTAGTTGCGCCAACCGCAACACTTTCATTAAGAGCTATTACACTCTTACCGTCAATGACTGACACTGGCTCGGGACCAGTCAGTGGTGCTACTGTGTTATCTATTGATAGTATAGGCTTTAATGTTACAGGACCATATGGTACAGCAGATAATACATACGCTACTGCTGACCAAAATCCAGAAGCACCAAACTTCACTGGTACAGAACCATACGGTCCAAATACTATGGACTATCGTGCTGATTGCGATCCTAGATTCCAATTCATTGCACGTAGTAGCCCACGTACATTCGGTTATACGACTGGATACTTAGATGGCGACGGCACTGCACCTAATGGATTCCCAACTGGAGCAGGTATTAGTTTCCCACAGAATCCGCAAGTAGGAGATTACTTCTTACGTATTGATTACTTACCTCAACTATTGTATCGTTGGGACGGACAACTATGGATAAGAATATCCGAGAATGTAAGAACTCAAACTGGTATGACTGATGGAGATTTGTCACAACAGTCTAGCTTCATAAATAACAGCAACGTAACAGTGTTGACTGATGGGACTACAACTACACAGAAACAAGCATTATCAAAAATACTTGCTATCACCCCGGATCCAATACCACCAACACCTTAAAGAATAAAATATGGCCGCCTTCTTCTATGACAATCAAGTACGCAGATTTTTAATACAATTTGCAAAAATATTCAGTAACTGGCAAGTTACTAAAGGCAAAGATCCTGCAGGTAATGAAATACTTGTACGTGTTCCTGTTATGTACGGTGATTCAAGTCGTCAAGCTAGCACTATCCTTGCTAATAATAGTGCAAGTAATTTGCCAAGTGCTCCTTTAATCACTTACTATATTAGTGCGTTAGAGTATGACCAAAGACGTACACAAGATCCTACGTTTATTGATAAGATTCAAGTTCGTCAACGTAGTTATAATGCAGAAACTCAACAGTACGAACAAGTTCAAGGGCAAGCATTCACTGTTGAAAGATTAATGCCAGTTCCATATACATTGCGTATAACAGTTGATTGCTGGACTACGAACTATCAACAAAAACTAGAATTAATTGAACAACTAGGTACATTGTTTAATCCATCATTAGAAATTCAATCTACTGATAACTTTATTGATTGGACCTCATTGAGTGTTGTATATCAAGATGGATTAACATTCAGTAGTCGTATAATACCTCAAGGAACAGGAAATCCCATTGATGTATTAAGTTGGAAATTCTATATGCCTATCTGGTTAAGCAACGCGGCAAAACTTAAGAAGATGGGCGTTATCGAAAAAGTTATTGCAAGTATCTTTAAAGGACAAGCGTTACAAGATATACAAGACGATGATTTATTATTGGGTACTCGTCAAAAGATTACACCATATGGGTATAAGTTATTATTAATTGGTAATAGGCTTCAACTACTACCAGCCGATGAAGCATTTTATCCAAGTAATGAAACATTAGAATACCCACCTCCACCGGATACAAGTTTATATTGGAGTAGCTTATTAAATGTGTATGGAACATTAAGACCGGGTATCAGTCAGATATGGTTACAGAATCCATATATGGGTACTGAGATTGTTGGTACTATTGTTCCTGATCCATTAGATGATAGATTTTTGATATATGATATTGATCCTGACACCCTGCCTCAAAACACGTTGGATCCCGTAGACAGCGTGATTAACCCATTAGTCACTGGACCAAACGCAGGATTGCCAGGACCAATTAACGGTCGTAGATATCTTATTGTAGAAGATGTGGGTAGTCCCGGTAATAGTACTATTGCTTGGGGAGCATTGATTGCAAATGCAAATGACATTGTTGAGTTTGATGCAACATCAGGTGAATGGTTTGTGTCATTCGACAGTCAATCTGCTACTACGGTAGAATACGTAACTAATCTTACTACCAATCTTCAATATAGATTTGATTATAATGACAATCTATGGATGAAATCATACGAAGGTTGGTATGCTCAAGGGGATTATTCTATCGTCATCTAATACTGTGATAAATCATAGTATGAATAATATTTCTGCAGGTGTCTTTTTCTATTCTGAAACAACAAAACGTTTCCTGTACCTGTTAAGAAATGATAATAAGAATCCAGGTAACTGGGGTATACCCGGAGGTAAAATAGAAGCAGATGAAACATTGCTTGAGGGTTTACAGCGAGAATGCATGGAAGAAATAAATCACTTCCCAGAACATGCTAAACTTGTACCTATTCAAAAGTTTGTTAATAATACATTCACTTATCATACATTCTTTTGTAAAGTATCAGAAGAATTTACACCTGTATTGAATGATGAACATTGTGGTTACGCTTGGGTAGGTAATAAACAATATCCCAAACCATTACATCCAGGATTGTTTAATACAGTCAACTTTGATGTTGTTCAGAAAAAACTAAACGCACTTACAAAAAAAGCGACCTAAGTCGCTTTTTTATTTTAGCAATTTTGCTATCGTATCAAATCCTAACGATCCTATTACAACACCTGCCCCCATCATCATCCAGCGCCATTTTTCAAGCGCAGAGATTTTGTCTGACATAGACTTATGAGCACCGGCACTAGCATCTTTCATTTCTTTGAGAAGCTGGTGCGTATCTTCGTTGTTCCTCGCAATACAAGCATTTACATCTTTGATATCAGCTTTGATTTCGCTGATATCATTTGTGATATTTTGTACCTGTACTTGAAGCACTGCGATGTCCGTTTCAGTCTTTGGCATTTTAATAGTTTTCGCTACCATCATGATTAAGCATTAGCAATCGTAACGATTGGGTTAGGCTGACCGTCGTATGTATTAGCGGCGTATGCTGTGTTGAATGTAGCGATAACATCAGGGTTAACTGTGTTCAATACCGCAGTGCCTGTTCCAGTACCAGTTGCTGTAGCAATGAATGAAACACCTGTCATATTAGATGCCGCACCACATACTGACCAATCTGTTGTACCAGTAGAGTAAATTGTATATACTGTACCTACACTTAATGAACCGGCTGCAACTTGTGCTGGGAACACTTCAGAATTGTAATCATTAACACTTGAAACATATGCTGTACCAGAGGCTGCATCAGTAGACAAGATGTTCATTGTGTTTGGTGTCAATGCTGTGTTAGCAACATTTGCCGTATAACATGGTGCGATTAAACCAGTTGTACCACCTTTAACTAGGTATTTTGTTTTACCTTTTTGACGAACGATGTAACCGGCTTCATCATCAGCATAGATAAAGGCTGCGCCTGTTGAAGCTACGGCTGCGTTTGCAACTAATTCAACAACATCTTGTTGTGCGTCTGGTGTACCAGTAGCATTAGACAAGTCAACTTCAGCACCGGCCAATGTTGTAGAAACAGTGAATGCGGCTGCGTTAGCAATTGCTTTAACAAAATAAACTTGACCAGCAACTAGACCACCCAAGTTAGCAGTAAATCTTACTGTACCATTAGCAAGCAATGTTTGAGCATTACCTGAAGTACCAATGATGTTACCTGTATTTTGTGTGTTAGCAACAGCAACTGTTGTCAAACCGGGTACTGTGTTTGCAAAACCCAGAGTTGTATAATCAGTAGTTGTACCATTAATGTTTGCACTTGCCACCTGAATAGCAGAACCTACACTTAGTGTGTTTGCCAAATCAGTACCAATACCAGTTACATAAGCGGTATCAGTGGCAGAGTACAATGTACCTGTACCATTAATACCAATAGCAACACGTGTTAAAACTTGACTACCAACGATTGATGTGTTACCACCAACTACGCCGTATGTGTTAGCGTTAGTTGCAGGGAAACCTGCACCACCTAGTGGGTTGTTGAAATATGCATCAACTACACCAACTGACATTAATACTGATTCACCTGTAGTGTCAGTCAATGTTGCCATTACACGCGGTTGAACACTTAAATCTGTAGCTGAAACACTGAATGTAGTGTTAGATAAAATTGTATCAACATAATATGTTGTATTAGCTGTTAGACCACCTACGGTAGTAGCTACTACGAATGGCATACCTGAGGCTACACCAGTTATAGGAGCGGTTGTTAGATTTCCACCTGAGATTGTGACGATACTGCCTGTTTCTGCGGTATCAGTGATTGTTAAGACTGCTTGAGCCTTTGAGATTTTTAGAGGACGTCCCATTTGTTTTTCCTTTGATAAAATTAGCGGGTTCTAGCCGCTACGCAGTGGGTAACTGCATAAACCCTCAGAATGAGAGTGTATGATATATTTATCTTAGATATGGAAAAAGCGACCGTAGTCGCTTTTTTATTATAGTATCAGTTATAGCATGTAACCGTTTGCCATGTTAGCGTGTGGCATACCAAGTTCAGTAATACTGAATTCAGATCCTGCTCCACCGCCGGTTGTGAGGAACGCTACTACATTGCCTTGACCGCAATAAACACTATTGTAACTATCATTAGCAGAATAAATCTCTGATTGTTGTGTAGCAATAGCATAAGGAACTCCTGCATTGTTGAAAGTGAATGCAACATTTGATAGTGCTACTCCTGCATTAGCAGTTAGTGTTAAACTAGTAGCGTTTGCAATACTTGATACAATTCCTACTGTTGTTCCAGTTGTATTGCCTATCCAACCACCTACTTCAAGTTGAGTGTCAAATGCAGTACCAACACCGGTGACTGTTGCACTGTTAGTTGCTGCCGTTGCTGTACCAGTGCCAGCTACTCTTGGATAACCTGTTACAGCGTGAATACCTACACCTGTAGTTGATATTCTAATCTTGTCCGTAGCAATATTAGCTGATTGTTGTGATACTGCATTGCCTGTATATACGTATGATGCCATTTTAAAAATTCCTTATTATGTATTTATCGTAACATTGTTCATTGTGATAGCCCCTGAAACTACAAAGTCGTATGATATATTGTAGGGCATGTAGGCAAATCTATTTGGTCCGCCGTGTAAACTGCGTGTGTTAGCATAATCGGTTGCAGACCCTGTAGTATACAACATATCAGCAGTACTATCTGCTATTATTAAATCACGAATTTGTGCAGGAGTATAATCGGGGTGAAGTTGTAATAACTGTGCGGCTATACCAGCGACATTAGGACTAGCCATAGACGTTCCGGAAATGCTCATAATTTTATAACTAGCATTGAATGGGTACTGAGTGGTTGCACCATAATCATTTGTATCACTTGTTGTACTTACAATGTTTGTGCCAGGTGCCCATATATCGACTCTTGGGCCTGACTCACTTGATCCAGATTTTTCCTCAGGAGTATCTGCTATAGTACTTACATTACCTACACAAATTACCCCGGGTGCTGAAGGAGGCGATCCACCTCGCATATAATAAGTACTAGATCCACTGGTGTTAGTATAGTAGTTATCATAATCCAGTCCCCCTGGCACATCAATAGTTTGATAATAATTACCAGCAGAACCGCATATTATTATTCCGGCTGCAATCATTTCTGCTATATCAACGTCAACTGAACCAACCCTGACACCAAATGTGTTTCCAAATGCGCCGCCACCAATCATACCATACGCGGCTATTTTAGTTGAAGTTGTATAAGTAGTGCCACGATATGTAACACTTGCAATACTACTAAATGAACTAACATAACTCCAACTCATGTTTACAACAGTGGGACGTTTAAATCCTGTTTCAGGATCAATTGGTTTATTATTATGCCAGCCCACGATGGTATCAAAGCAATCTGTTACTGATATTCCAGTAGTAGGTGCAACTGTAAGGCCAGATACTGACATTACATATATGCGAGAATTTTTTGATCTACCATAAGTTTTGCCGGTTGCAATTCCTGTACAATGTGTTCCATGCCCATCATAGTCTGTGTAAAATGTTGCAAAACTAGGCATAGTGCCTGACACTCCACTAGCAGTATACCAGTTGATTTGCTGAACCCTTGTCACCCCATAAGCATCAGTAAATTCAGGATGATCTATTTGACAACCTGAATCAGAAATAACAAAATCTACGCCAGTACCATCTAATGAATAGTTGTAGTCTAACGTACCGGATGAGCCGGGTGTATTATTAGTTGTAGAATTTAAACGAAAAAGACCCCAATTTATGCCAAGATTATTTGCTGGATTGATTCCGGCACTTTTATAATATAATCCTGTTTGCACTGCACTATGTTTAAGTTCAATATCAGTACGTTGTTCTGGTGGAATCTCTACACAATAAACTCTAGGATCATTGCGTAATTTTTCTGCTTCTTCATCAGTAAGTTCATACCAACATTGACGCAAACTTGTTGGTCTAGCATTAACTATATCAACGGATCTGATAGGAACATAGGTACTTACTGAACCATTTGTTTCTATCTCGTTCCAAAAAGCGTCATAATCAACACCTTCTTTTAATGCTACGTTATATGTCTTAAGCATATGTTGCGCCTACTGTATACCATTGTGATGTACTGGATGCAATATAATGTATTGTTGCTGTAGCTGGTTGTGAGAAACTAGTATCTGTTCCCAATGAGTTAATCGCATTACCAACAGCCGGATATACTGATAAACTGTTTGCACTAGTATTAGTGATGTAAATAGTCATACCTGCTATCGGTGATGGTAATATTACACCTGTACCTGAAGTAACTGTAGTTACAATGTTGATTGTATTTCCTAAGACAGTTGCATTACCTTGCACGGTGCCGGCAGCAGTAATACCAGTCTGCACTGAGTTGATAAGATATTTTGCAGTTACATTACCAGTCGTACTTATAGAGTTGCTACCAAATGAACTTAGTAACGTGACAACGTTTGAATCACCATATGAGCCAACATTGCCGCCGGACACTGTTGTCCAACTTAATACATTACTGCCATTTGTAGTTAATACTTGTCCATTACTACCACCGGTGATTGTAAGATTACCTACTGCACCTAAGTTAGCTGTACTTGTTGCTACAAAGTTATTAGCTGTTAGTGTAGAGGTTAACTCATTGAAGATCATACCTGGGTTACCACCGAATGCACCATCATCATTATACTGAACTTGAGTATTTGCTCCGGCTGGTTTCAATACGACTGGGGCCGCATTAGGTGTGTTGATGGTTACTCCTGATGTATTAGCAGTAATAGTTGATGTGCCAATATAAATTGTAGTACCAGAAAGGTATAAATCTCTAAATGAGTTAGTGGCATTGCCTAAGTCATATGTTACATTTGCAGACGGTACAATAGAACCTGCCACTGTTAATCCTGCTAATGTACCAACACTAGTAACATTTGGTTGTGCCGCGGTAGTTAGTGTACCGGTCACTAATGTACCAATAATATTTCCACCGGTAATATTACCAGTAGCAGTAATCAATCCACCTGTACCTAAATTGCCAACATTTGCATTAGCGGTCACACTTAAGCTTGCTAATGTACCCGTACTTGTAATATTAGGCTGAGCCGCAGTAGTTAGTGTACCGGTCACTAATGTACCACTAACATTATTTGCTGTAATATTGCCAGTTACTGATACTAAACCAGTAGTTTTATCAAATGTGAATCCGGCGTTTGCATTAGCTAAACCACTATCGTTAAAAATAACTTGCGTGTTTGATCCGTTGACTGACAAGTTACCACTAATATTACCTACAACATTACCAATAAAGTTAGGTGCAGTAACATTACCAGTTGCGGTAATAATACCATTTGATATTAGATTACCACCGGTGATATTACCTGTAGCTATTATTAAACCACCTGTACCCAAGTTGCCAACGTTTGCATTGCCAGAAACACTCAAAGTACCATTGGCAACGAGTCCTGTACCAGTAACTGTTAATACATTAGCGACACCACCGACTGAAGTAGTAACGTTGCCATCTAGTGCCACCGCTACATTAGAAGTGCCGCTGTATATACTATTAAATTGAATAGTCCCCCATGCTAAGTTACCTGCTCCGTCAGTTGTGACTAGAACATCTGATGGATTACCACCTGTAATACGAACATTAGCAACAGCACCCAAATTTGATATGTTTGATACTGTTATATTGTTGGCAGTTACTAAGTTTCCGCCGGCTACATTACTTGCACTAAAGTTTCCTGTTAATGATACTGTGTTTCCACTTGTAATAACAAAGTTAGCAGAACCATTTAGAATGCCGCCATCATTAAATTGTATTTGTGTGTTGCCACCTCCCGGTGTACTAGCACTACCACCTGCTAATGATGCTGTCGCAACTCCTGAGTTTGCTACATAGACAAATCCTGTACCCACTACTGCATTAGCATTTGCAAAATCAGAACTAGTGAACAATGATACATTACCGGATCCTACTACATTACTGTTAGCAGTAAAATTTGCATCAAGTTGTATATAAAAAGTTTGACCATTAACAACATTTGAGTTAGGTGTGTTTGCTCCTGTTATTGTTATTTCTAATCCATTAGTATAAGGTACTGTGTTAGCAACGGTCATAACTACCGGAGTAGCATTTGATAAGCCAATGATTGTTGTGCGTAATGTTCCTTTACTGGTCCAAGTAACATTGCCAGCACCATCAGTTTCTAATATGTATCCATCGGCTCCACCACCAATTTTAATATTACTTACTGTACCCAAGTGTATAGGTATTCCGCTATATTGAGAAGTATTACCAGGTGCATTAGCATTACCACCTGTATTAATCCACGAGTTAATACTGCTATCATATGCTAATATTTGCCCGGGTCGTACATTACTAATATTAACATTACTTTCATCACTGCCCTCAACTTGACTAAAACTTATAGTTGAATAAGATGTAAGTACTTCAACATTTTCAACATTTGTCGTTGTATTACCAGTAGCACCGATAAAAAGACGTTTGGCATCATTAGCCCAACCTAACTGAGCCTCATCCAGTTGCGGTAGGTCTACAAGATTACCTGAACGTTGTTGTATTTTCGAGATTTGTATTATGGCCATAAGTGTAATTCTTCACAGATTTACACTTATTTATCTTAAAACATTACAAGAACTTCATCTACTATGAAAGTGGATATAAATATAGATATGAATAAAAAATATTATCCTATACTTACCGATGATACAGTAACTCCAGAACTAGCTAGTTTGGAACTTTTATCAAAAAATCTTAAGATAAGTGATGAGGTAATGGATAACGCAAAAGTCTTATTAAAGAGTGTTTTTCCAAATTCAACCACTGACCATGCTAATTTAGATAACCCTGACATAATTTTAGTTCAGGCTCCTGCTTGGGGAGCACAAACTGTTCCCTTCTCATTATCAACATTATCTGCTTATGTAAGGGAAAAGGGATACAAGATTTTACCCCTCGACTTAAACATAGAGTTTTATCACCGCAGAAAAGAAAAGCATGATATAATGTGGAATGTAGACCAATCTCAATGGTTTTGGGCAAACGAAGATTGTGTTAACGATTTACTAAGTGACCATGAACAACATATAAATGATTTTATTGAGTTGATTGTAGCTACAAATACACCTATAGTTGGATTTAGTTTATACAATAGTTCATTAACAGTTTCCCTATATTTGATAAAATTACTTAAAGCACGTAAACCTGAGTTAAAAATTATTGTAGGCGGTCCTGAAGCACATCATACACTAGCTGGAAATAAGCTTGCAGAAAACCCATTGATTGACGGTGTCGCTCAATCAGAAGGAGAAGAAACTCTGATTGATATTATCCAACGTGTAAGAACGAATAGGTCATTGAAAGATTGTCCAGGACTATTGGTATTTAATGACGGTAAGGTAGTTAAGACTAGCACTAGACCAATGATATCAAAGATTGATGCTCTTCCTATCCCTGATTTTTCTGATTATCGTTTTGATGCATATGTTGAAAACTATAAAATTCCAATGGCATCAAGTCGAGGATGTCCTAATAAATGTGTGTACTGTACTGAACAACCATATTGGGAATCATTTAGATTTAGATCCTCTGAGAGTATGTTTAATGAAGCAAAGTATCAGTTAGAAAAATATCCTAACGCTACTTTTATTGACTTCCAAGATAGTCTTATTAATGGTAAAGTAAGTGCTATTGAAGGGTTTGCAGAGCTACTAATGGAAAACAAAATAAAAGTTCAATGGGGCGGTCAAGCAGTAATACGAAAAGAAATGACTGAAAAACTATTGATAAAATTAAAAATGGGTGGATGCTCTTACTTAGCATATGGATTAGAAACACCTAACCCCGACCTTATGCGTAATATAGGAAAATTCTTATCTAAAGGTGCTGACATGGATACGATCACCGCCGCACATGCAAGATCGGGATTGAATGCAGTATATAATGTTATGTTTGGGCTACCCGGCGAATCTGAAGAAGATGCATTTTCGGTACTTGAGTTTGTAAGAAAAAATGCAAATCATAACTTATTTGTTAATCCAAGTGCAGGATTTTGTGGATTTTCAGAAGGTACTCCTGGATGGGAAAATCCTGACAAGTTTGGAATAGATTTAGCATTAGGAGGAACTTTTTGGAAAAGTAAAGATGGGAAAAATACATTCTTAACTCGTTTAAAAAGATTTGAAGATTTTTGTAAACTAGTAGACGAACTGGGTGTAGTGCATACTACATATCCACATACACATCTTCTTAATAGAAATCAAATGATTGCACAGTATCATGTTGCTACAGGAAATCCTGAGAAAGCAATATACTATTATGAAAAATGGATCAATGAAACACCTGAAGATGAAACGGCTATCAACTTTTTAAAAAATTATAGGCTTTCAATGAGTTCAGAAAATAAAAATAATGTATATCACTATCCCATAGCAGATGTTTCAAACAGTGAATGGTTAAATGGAATTGCTAGAGGATGGGGTTCGGTAATACTATTTGAATATAAACCTATCATACTTAATGAGTTAACTGTAGGTACAACTATTCAACTTGCTAACGGCGAAAAACGAAAAATAGTTGAGATTAAAAATCCAGATAACTATTCTATTCTAGCTTTTGTAGACGGTGATCCATTAGATGGCAATATCGTTGGTTGGCCAAATCTTATTACTGTTGAAACACAGTAAGATAATATTGTTCTACACGCTTGAACCAAATATCAGTGTACTTGTCAAACTCACTGCCTTCTAATATAAACTCCTGATAGAGATTGTCAGCAGAACACATAAAAATAACACCTTTGCGTATCTTTGTTCCGTGAACTTCGTTATGTGCGTTTGCATAAGCGGCTAACTGAACAAAGTAATCTTCAATCCACTCACGTTTTTTAGGCTTATTTGTTTGCTTGTGATCCATGATAGCTTCACTACCATCATGTACACCTACTAGGTCTGTCGTCCCTGCATAAATCTTCGGATAATAGAGAGGAACTTCTGTACCCCAGTATTCACTGCATTTAACAAGACCTTGATTAATGATTGATTGGGCCATAGTATGGCTTTGCAAGCTATACGGATTGCTTCCGGGCTCATTGAGTACTCCTGATTTAATGTAATCTTCAAGCCACTTGTGCATTCGTGTTCCACGACCTGCGGCTTCTGTTGTGATTTCTTGTGCTTTCTGAACACCGACTCGCTTACGCCAATTTTGTAATGCTTGTTTAGATTCTTCACTCTTAGTAGCATCTAGTATTGTAGTGACACTAGGAAGTTTTTCGCCATCAGGCGTAGCGTATCTGCGTTTGCCGTCTATCTCTACACGGCTCATGGGAACATAGTTGTATTTGTTTGGATTGTACATTATAGTCAATTATAGTTGATTATAGTACATCTGTCAACTATATTCGGAAACTTTCACCGCAACCGCATCGGTCACGCTCATTTGGATTTTTAAATTCAAACCCTTCGTTTAACCCATTACGTACATAGTCAATCGTCATACCTTGAACGTATGTGCTACTCTTTGGGTCAACATATAAAGCACAACCGTTGCAGTCTACTTTAATATCGTGTTCTAGTGGGTTATCAACATATTCAAGTACATACGCAAGACCTGAACATCCTGTAGTTTTTACACCTATACGAATGCCAAGACCCTTGCCTCGTTTTTGTATTGTATGTTGTATTTTGCTTGATGCTTTGTCTGTTATACTAATCATTGCGCTGGGGGCATTGCGTTTTGTGCCATTTGTGCTACGATTTTTTGATTCTCATCAGGCTGAGCTTCTGGAGCAGGCTCGCTACCTTTGAAAATAACATTGTCGCCCTGAATGTTTGCAATACTCTTGTTTAGTGGAGCTTTCTTAATCATATCATATAAATCAGATTTGTCAATAACTATATCATTGTCTCTATAATATTGCAACAATTCTGGAACTGTCCAATCGCTATGCACTTCGCCGGAATCAATCTCACTCTTTAGTTGACTGGTACTTGCAACTAGTCTAACTAATAGAGGACTACCGTCAAATTCATACAATCGCATGATTATCTCTTAGGACGACCTGCACCGCCTAGAGGTTCTTCTTCTGGAGTTTCAAGGTCAACATTCATTTCTTCTTCACCGCCACCTGGAAGTGGTTCTTCAACACCAATGTCAGCACCCATCTCACCACCTGCCATGTCACCGCCCATATCACCACCTGCATCAAACGCTTCGGCGCCACCTTGACCAGTGATTCCATTCAATGCAGTTTTCAATGTTGCTTGACTTTGAGTCAATGCGGCTTGTAATGAAGTCAATGCTTCAGACACTTGTTGGTTGAATGTTTCACTTTCGTTAACACCAATCTCAGATTGAACTGAATCAGTTAATGCTGGTAATTCTTTTACTAGCATATCACTAACTTCTTCAACCATTTTCTGTACTTGATCTACTAAGTCTTGTGCTGCCAAAACAACTTGTGACTTTTCAACTTCTTCATTCTCTACAACAATACGTGGTTTACGTAGACTGATTTCAGCAAAATGCTTACTCAGTGCTTGTTCCATAAACACAAGTTTTAAGTATGAAGAATTCTGTTGGCTTTCATAGAAACCGTTAGATTTCTTTGTTTCGCTCATTAGACCGCGCACTTTATAAAGCATATCTCTTGCTTGTGCATAGGACATTTTACGAACATTAAACGGTACGTCATAATGCTCTTTTAACGCTCTAGTTGCGTTCTCTATTGGGTTTTTGTCAAAATCAGTTAATTTCATAGTTGTATTCCAAGACTAATATAAAGTATTTATCTTTTTTCATTTATTGTTAGGTTTTTGAGCTAAATCTTTTTTGTTGCCAAACGTAAGAATCCTGTATATATTTACTCAATTCCTCACTCATTGCTTTTTGCTGTAACTTATCCTGATTAAGTTTTGCCAAATATATCAGTTTATCTTCTGTTTTTTTAGCTTTTTTAAACAGTCGGGAATGGATAGTAATATGTACTTCTACACTACTTAGATGCATATCCAAATCAATAACCCTATTTGCTAATTGGTATTTACCTATCTTATCTAGTACACACCAACATACAGCATTTTTCATATTACAAAAAGAGTTAACGTCATCACCGTTATTTAAAGATACAACTACATCATTTGTATCTTTCTTTTTAATATGATATTTGTTAAACAGACTGTATGTACCATTAGTGTCTTGGAAAATTACAACATCTTGTAACTTGGAAAACTCTGACGTTTTTATCATGTTGTCTAGTTTTCTATCAATTTTATTAACATCAACTCTCATTGTTTATTACCTTAAAATAAATATTTCGTAACTCATCAGATGTATCTAAAAATGCAGGGAGTTTATGCCAAGCAGTGTCAGTTTTAATCATGGGAACATTATGGCAATCTGAGTACAGTGATCCTAACTCTGTTATACCATCGTGAAATACACTAGGGTGGTGTATCTCAAAATCAAATGACCAGCAACTATATTCTTCATCATCTTGTTGTTCAAACAAGAATCCAAAATTATCAAACTCGTCAAACTTTATTTTTTTTTGTGTGGGATAGTTCAATATCTCCGGTTGACTTCGTAATGATACAGCCTGTAATACTGTATCAAAATTACATTGTGTATTACGTTTGTGTAACCAAACATTCTCATCCTCGTCTAAACTAGGCCTATTTCTATTAACAGTGCCCGTTTGAGTGATATCAAAAAGGGTGTAGCAACTTATTGTGAAACTCATACATGTATTTAGAGGCAAAAAAAATCCGAGAATAAATCTCGGATTTCTTTGAAGTTAAACTTCTGATTAGCTTGCGCTTGTAGCTGTAGAAGCTAGGCGGAAACCAACGTTAGTTACAACAGCACCACTTAGGTCATAACCATTAACTGTACCTAAAGCACGAATTTGTGTTTGTAGTGCAGCCGCTGTGTATGCGCCAACTGGATAAACAGCAACAGACATGTTTGTTGTGTTTGCTGTAGCTTGAACTGCATAGATTGCAACTGTAGCTAATTGTTCGATAGAAACCATAACTTGTGCAACCATCTCGTCAACACCTAATTGTGCTGTAGGAGCGGCACCTAAGTCAAAACCGAAGAAGTCTAGTGCTGGACCATATAAGTTAGTAGTCGTGCCGTCAGCGGATGCTGTTGGTGCTACTGGACCATTTTGTACGTCAATTGCGAATACTGGTTGTGCATCGCCGTGTGTTCTTGTAAAACCTGCCATAATGAAATTCCTTTAAAAGTTTTGAATCGTATAGATTCATACTATTATTTATGCCTGGCAATGAAAAAAGTCGGTTTTGGCTACTGTCTTCCAGCCAAATTCTGGCGACTAAAGCCCATTCTATCTACAAATTTAAGACCGTGACTCACAAAACCCTCTTGAGTTTGAGTACCGTCTTGTAAATAACCTTTGACAGGGGCTGTCATTGCGGCTTTATTAAGTTGATTTACTATATCCATTTTTAGATTATAGATAGCAACCCATATACTAAATGCTCCTACTAGTCCTGCTTTATTAGCAGTTAAGTGCTGATTAATCTTCTCACGCATCTTATCAGTCATTGGTCTAGAGTTAACATATTCCATGAAGCCATTTAACAACTCATTCAAGTCCCCTGCTACAATACGTTTATTAATGTATGTAGTGAATAGTTGATTGAACGTATTTCTAGCTTGCGGTGCAGTAGTCATTAACTGTTCTACTGCCTCACCATATTTTTGTATAGTTGCTTGTGCTTTTTTAAGTAAACTAGAATTGATTTTTAGTTTAGGAGTGATTGGCATCTTAGCAGGTAATATAGCTACATCACTGTTATTCTTAAGCTTACCGATAGTACCATCTAATGGTGTTGCTTGGTCTGTTGTTAATGCATCGGGTGCAATATATTGATGGACTACGATACCAGAGGTTTTCCCATCAAAGAACTTTCCTAATTCACTATTTGCATCTACTGTATATGTAATGCCATTAGGGTTTGCTTTGAATGTGTACAGCCCGTTCTTTTCTACTAATGGTTTACTGAATAATAAATCACCCCAATAATAGCCCTTACTTCTATCAGATT